TGTTCTTAAGCTCGACTTCTCGTCTCTATACCCCTCCATTCAGCTCGTACACGATGTTTTTCCTGATTGTGATGTGACGGGTGCAATGAAAGGAATGTTAAAGTGGTTTCGTGATACTCGTATTAAGTATAAGGAGTTAGCAGAACAATATTACGAGACAGATAAGAAGAAATCAGAATCATACGGTCATAAACAATTACCGATCAAAATATTCATCAATTCAATGTTCGGAGCATTGTCAGCACCTCAAGTTTATGCTTGGGGTGAGATGAACTCTGGTGAAAAGATTACTTGTACTGGAAGACAATATCTTCGTCAGATGATTAAATTCTTTATGTCTCGTGGTTATACCCCACTTGTAATGGATACGGATGGTGTAAACTTTTCAAGTCCTGATGATGCCAATGATAGAAAGTATATTGGTAGAGGATTGAATTGGAAAGTTAAAGTGGGTAAAGAATATACGGGACCTGAAGCCGATGTTGCAGAATATAACGATATCTTTATGAGAGGTGAGATGGCTCTTGATACTGATGGTATTTGGCCTTCTTGTATAAACCTTGCAAGAAAAAACTATGCGGTAATGGATGCCAAAGGAAAGATAAAGTTGACGGGTAATAGTATCAAATCTAAAAAGTTACCAGTGTATATTGAAGAGTTTTTGGACAAGGGTGTGAAATTATTATTGGAAGGAAATGGAAAGGCTTTTGTTGAATACTATTATGAATACATACAAACAATAGTTGATAAGAAGATTCCTCTTGGTAAGATAGCACAAAAAGCTAAAGTCAAATTGTCAATTGATGACTACAAGAAAAGACTAACAACAAAAACAAAGGCAGGAAATAGTATGAGTCGTATGGCGCATATGGAACTCGCAATACAAGAAAACTTAAGTGTGAATTTGGGGGATGTTATAATGTATGTTAATAACGGTACAAAGGCTTCGCAGGGGGATGTTCAAAAAATGACGGCAAAACAAATCAAAGATACAAATGCTGTGAACACATTTAGTAATCCAAAAGCAAAGTTAATTACTGACGGTGTTATGATTAATTGTTATATGTTAGATAAAAATATATTAGAAAATAATCCAAATTTGACTGGTGATTACAATGTCCCAAGAGCGATGTCTACATTTAATAAAAGAATTGAGCCCTTATTAGTTGTTTTTAAAGAAGAAGTTAGGAAAGGTTTAATTGTTGAAGATCCTAAAGAAAGGGGAATATTTACAACATCCCAGTGTGAATTGATTAATGGTGTACCGTTTGAAGAAAGTGATCAAGATACTTTAGAAGAAGTCATGACTTTATCTGAAGGAGAATCAAAATTTTGGAACAGAGTAAATCAAAGCGAAAATCATATGTATGAATTAGCAGAAGAAGGGTGGGAAAACTATATTAAAACTATGACTGTTTAAGACCGTCACTAGATAAAATATACCAATTACCTGCGGCAAATCTGAATTCAACACAAGCGTATCTATCCATCACAATTTCATCATAATCTTCGTCAATTTTACCAACATCGGGTTTCACTGTTATTGGAACCATTGCTTTAACTACAATGTGATCAGTTGTTTTGGAGTTTAATGTTATTGTAGATTGTGAGATGTTTCTAATTACAATACAGGATTCACCATTTGTTTGATATTCTGATTCTGAAATTATTGAAACTTCTGAAGTTTCAATTAAAAGCCCATTAATAATTCTTTGTGTAGGAATTGTTCTTACTATTGCCATAAAATTAAATTACATATATTTGTCTTGGGAAAGCGTGGAACTTAAGTTGTTTATTTAAATTTTCCGCAATTAAAGCTTCCCTTTCCATAACTTTTTCTGGTCTTAATCTGGTTAACCAACCTTCTGCACCAATTAATTCTTCCAATAATTTAGATTTTTCATCTTTGGATTCAGTTAATAAACTTTGGTAATCCATAATTATTTCTGAATCGGGTGTTTTTAAATTACCACTATATTTTCCTCTGACTCTTGCTAAAGTTTCTTTTACATATGCGGTAAACCATCTTCTCACCCATTGTTTTCCTGGTACATTTAAATCACTCCAAGTAAGTTCTTCTATTGGAACATCTGTTGGAAGTTTAATGATATCTGGGTTTGATTTTAAACAATCGGCTCTATCATCTGCACCTACATCATAATACCAATACCACACAGCATGACCATTATAAAGACTATAATTACTCCAACTAAACCTACCACCAGGTGTATTGTAAAGAAATATATTTTTCTTTCCATCAGGTAATCCTGTTATTCTATAAGTTAAGGATCCCCCTAATATTCTATTCAAAATATTAGCCTCTTGCATTCTGATTAGATAATCAAATCCTGACATCATAAAATATGATCCTTGATATCCCATTTGTGCGTATCCTGCTTCATTGGCACCCAAACCAATACCACCAAATCCACCACCAATACCACCAAGACCAAACGCGGTCCAAGGTTGATTACTAAACCATAGTAATTCATTTACTTCTCTTCCCGCAGGAATTTCATAGTTTTGAACTCCACCACTTAATATAAAATAATCTTTTTTTAATACCCAAGGACCTACTGTTTGTAGTCCAACAATTTTTGAATATGAGTATTGAAATTGTTGTTCAAAATCCATTGTTCTTGTTACAAGAGCTCTGGCCACAGATTTTTCTGTCATATTTAAATTAACAAGGTTAACCCATTGAGAATCAATTAACCATTGTAGGATATACTCTTCGTAGTCCCCAATCGCTAATTCCATAAGAGAATCCATCATTTCATCTTCAACCTCAACACTTCGTAGTGGGGCGCCTAACAGATGTTTAATTCTGGTATAAATTTTCGATCTTTCTGGTTCTGGAATAACTGCCATAATAATATAAATATTGTGATTATTCTATTTCGTATAAAAGCGAATCTATATTAAATATATATTGATCTGAAGACTCAATAGGGTTATTTTTAAATATTAAAGTTTTTTCAGTTTTTGGGTTCGAAAAAATTATCCAATCTACATCATATTGTTTAACATTTCCTGTATCCAATAACTCAATTTTATTTTTTATGATTGAGTATGTTGAGTATGGTTTAACCTGAGCGGTATTTGTTTTGTCCCCCATCGTTATTTTAAGATCAATTCCTTTAAAAGCATCATTCTTTTTTCCATGACCTGATATTTTCTCAACTGTTGCTTCTCCCTTAAAGAAATTTTCTATTTTCTTTGCAGCACTATCTTCAGATTTTTCACCCCTATCCCAAAGTTTTTTTAATACTTTGATAATGTTTATAAAATCTTCATTATTTTTTGTGAATATATCTTTTTTAAAATGTTCTAATGCGTTAATAAATCTTTTTGTTTCTGTTACGGTTCTTTTTTCTTTATTAGAAAAATCAAATGTTTTTTCAGGTTTTCCAATGTTTTCAATTTCTTTATTAACAGCTTTAACCAACAAACAAAAAGTATTAAAATTTGTATTCAAATTATTTAAAATTGATCTCCCTTCTTTAGATTCAATACCATAAAAACCTGACATTTCGTTTGTATTCCCCTCTACCCAAAATTGATGAAAAACTTTTTTTAATACATCCATTACTCCGTCTTGATATACTCTTTTAATTTTTGAATTATTAATTAATTCTTTATAAAATAAAATTTCATTTGGATTACAAAATTCTGCGTTTTTTGATTCGTTTAAAATACCAACAAATCTTTCCGATTCCATAAGTTTTGTTTCGGTTTTCATTTCATACATCTTGGATACAAAATCCCAATTTACAACTTTCCAAAAGTTTTTGATGTATTCATCTCTTTTGTTTCTGTATTTGAGGTAATAAGCGTGTTCCCACAAATCAAGTCCCAATAACGGAAATCCCCCACCTTCAATAACATTCATAAGTGGATTATCTTGATTTTCTGTTGACATAATTTTAAGTCCGTTTTTTGCTGTAAGGACCAACCAAACCCAACCAGATCCGAATCTATCTTTGGCAATTGCTTCAAATTTCTTTTTGAAATTTGTGAAAGAACCAAATTCTTTTATGATTTTGTCATTAAGTTCTCCCTTTATTTTTTGTGGTGTTGGTGTCAACATATTCCAAAACAATGCGTGATTAAAAGCACCACCGGCATTATTTCTGATTGTTTTATCAAATTTACTGATAGTCTTGATAATCTGTTCTAAATCAAGATCACCTCGTTTTTTCTTTGCGAGAGCATCGTTTAGTTTATCCACATAACCTTTATAATGTTTGTTGTAGTGGAAATCCATTGTTTCAGGATCAATAAATTGTTTGAGGGCGGTATAGGAGTAAGGTAATTTTTCTATTCCTATTTTTTTCATTTCTGTAATCAACAACTCTTTTTCTTTTTTCACATGTTCCTCAAGTATCTGTGTTTCAAGTTGTATGATTTTCTTTTCTATTTTTATCATAATTTTGGATTATCTATCTTTATAAATAATCCGTATTTCATTAATTTCGCAAATTATTGATTCTTTGTAATATTTCTTCCACATAATCTGCCGAATCTATATGATCACCCATCACTGTGGCAATCACTTGTTTTTTATTATTTAATATGTCATAGATAATCCCCTCAATTGTGTTTTCAAATAAAGGGTAATACACTAACACATTATTTTTTTGACCATATCTATATGCTCTATCTTCTGCTTGTGCATGATCTGAAGGTAAAAATGATAGGTCGTTGAAGATAACAGATTCTGCGGATGTTAGAGTGATACCAACACCTGCCGCTTTTATATTACCAACAAATACTTTTACTTTATCGTTTTCTTGGAATTGATCTACGCTGTTTTGTCTTTCTATCTTGGACATTGACCCGTCTAATCTAACCGCAACTTTTCCAAAATGTTCAACAATTCTGTTTAAAGATTCTGTAAAATTACAAAATATAATAACTTTCTTATCTTGTTCTATTATATTTTCCGCAAGTTCAATTGTTTGATTTATTTTTTCGTTTGCAATAATTTGTCTGACTTTAGTGAGTTTGGTAAATTGAACTGTAAGAGATTTTGATTCTTCAGGATTCTTATCATACCAATCATAATAATCTCCCATTACTTCTTCATATTCTTTTGATTTTAATTTCAAATAAACTGGAGTAATAATTTTGTCAGGTAAATCCAATACATTTTCTTTTAATCTTCTTAAGATGGTTGCAGATGTTCTGTCTCTCAATTCTTCCAAATTAGATGCCCCCATCACATTCCATACCTTACGAAACCCCGCTTTAAATTGATATCCAGCACAATATCGAATAACATAAGCCATCCAATTTTTAGCCACGGGAGAATCAACCAAACTTAATAAATTATAATAGTCTATTGGTCTGGATGTCATTGGGGTTCCTGTTAATAACCATAGACGATCAATGTCTTTAACAAAATCGTTTATAAGTTTTGTTCTTTGGGCTTGGGCATTTTTAATGTAATGAGCCTCATCAACAATTACCAAATCAAAGTTTGATTCATTTATTAATGATTTACCGTTCTTTTTGGTTTCGTGAAAATTCTTTATGATATCATAATTTATGATAACAAAATCGTGATCAGCTGAAAAATTCTTACCTTCAGAAATATAAATGGATTTATCAGAATAATTTTCAATCTCTCTTTTCCAATTTATCTTTAAAGTGGCGGGACAGATAATTAAAACTTTTTTAACTTTGGCTTCCAAAGCGGCAATAATTGTTGATGTGGTCTTACCTAAACCCATATCGTCAGCCAATATAAACCTTTTATTCTCAACCAATTTTTGGATTGCTTCTTTTTGGTGATCCAATGGAGGTCTATGAGAATATTTTTCATAATTAATCACAACATCTTTTACAGTATTGTCTTTTATGATTGATGCTTTAGGCAACCAAAAATGATGTAGTTGTTCATTTTCAAGAACTTTACCCCAAATATGAAACGCCTTTTCTTTATCTGCCAAAAGTTTTTCCACCCAAACTTTTTGTGGGACTTCAGTATATAATTTATCGTCTGCAAGTTTTTGGGCGAAGTAAGCATCAAGTATTACCCACTTTTTTGCAACCTTTGGTTGTTTGTTGTGATTGGTAATGATGTATTCCGATTGACTTCTTGTAGGATAGAATTTTTTATTGATTTGGGATTTTCTTTTTAATTCCAAAATATAGTTATTCCCTCCTTCATAAGTTTCAAGGATTGATAATGCTTTAGATTCTAAACTCAATTCACTCATTAAATCACATTAGTGTTTGACCTTCCATCAGCCCAATATGAGTTGTCACCATAATAGACCAATATTTCTTCATCAGGGTTTATGTCTTTAACACAATAAAACTCAAAGGTTTGATTTTCCAAATTAGATCTCCATAATGCGTTCGGAGTTATAGAATGATTATATAATGACCCATACCCCCATGCAAGAACTTGTTTTTCCCAATTTTCGTGGGTTTGAGGCCAATTGAATCTGTAATCGATTAAAACAGGAGAACTATGACCGAATGGAATATTCAAATCGTAGATTGGACATTCTTCTATAATTTCTCCTTCAGATATCTTCTCGGAAGCAAAAACACCCATTCCTTGTATTTTGCTATGAGATATATAAATTTTTGTAGGTGGTTTGATTTTCACAAAAAAACTTTTGATGTAATTATAAGTGAAAATAAAGTATTTATCAATGATGCAAAATTTAGTTCCGATAACAAGATTAGGTAAGTTTTTTGGTGGAGAAGATTATTCTTTGGATATTGGTATGGGAGAAGAGTGGTTGATTGGGGATATGAACTTCACAGTAATTCTTTATCGTGTTGATAGAACTAAAACAAAAACCGATGATGTTTATGGTGAAGTATTACAAGACGGGGTCCAGTTTTTATCTCCTGTTGAATTAAAAGGATATGTTCAAATAACAGCTCCTCAAGAAAAATTATTAGGTTCTTCTAAAATAATTCAAAAAGAGCCAGGGAATATGAAGTTTTCAATTTATAAACAAACTCTTGCGGATCTTGAAGTGGATATAAATATAGGTGATTATCTTGGGTATTACGAAACTGAAGATTATGTCAGATACTATACGGTTGTTGATGATGGATTGGTTGTATCTGATCTTAAACACACCTATGGTGGTTACAAACCCTTTTATAGGACTATTACCGCTACTTGGGTTAGCGAAAACGAATTTAAAGGAATATAAAATATTATGAAAATTGTTATTAACGAATCTCAATTTGATTCTTTATTTATTGGTAAAAAAGTTATGGTTTATTATAATCTACATAAACATACTTTTTCAGTGACATATGATGGTAAAGTTATTATGCATGCCGATTATGTTAAACTTGGTGATGTTGAATTTAGAGTTAGACAAGGAGGTAAAGAAAAAGTTAGGAGTGAAAAAAGTAAAAATGTTCACGCCTTTGTAATAGGTAAACTATTGGATTATTGTGAGTTTCCTTGTGATGATTTACCTCTTAAACCATTTGGAAAAGTTGTAACATATGATCCTTATAAATTTGACACTTTTGTATATAAAACTACTCAAGAACCAGTTTATAATGCTAATGAAGTTGATATGATAAATTCTAAAGATAAAATCTTTGTAACTGAAAGTTAATATGGGATTTCCAAAGCAAATAAAAAAAACATTACCTTTAGTTCCAAAAAAAACTCTTTCTGCAAGAAGAGAACAATTGTTGGAGTATATAAACAAAGACGGGACTTATCTACCAAAATCTGTATTACATGCGGATTTAGATAGAGGTATGTTAGATTTTGTTAAAAATGATTTAGAAGTAGTCGTTGCTGGATCAAAAGTTCCTATGATTGATATTCTTATTACCACTCAAAACTGGTCCCAATATGTTGAAACCGCTTTGTTTGTAGATTTGGATTATAACCCCACCCCACCTTTTATTACTGTGGTCAGAAGCCCTGAAGTTAAATACGGAACAAACCCATCACTTCAATACACAATTCCAAATAGAAAACAATTCTATTATGCTTCCGTTCCTACTTGGAATGGTAATGAACAGGGTATGGATATATACACAATACCCCAACCAGTTCCTGTTGATATCAACTATAGTGTAAAAATCATTTGTAACAGAATGAGAGAATTGAATGAATTGAATAAAATTGTAATGCAAAAATTTTCTTCGAGACAAGCTTATACTTTTATCAAAGGACAATATGTTCCAATCGTTATGAATAATATTTCTGACGAATCTCAATTAAATTTAGATTCGAGAAAGTATTATATACAGTCATATGATTTTACAATGTTAGGATATCTTATTGATGAAGATGAATTTGAAGTAAAACCCGCAATACAAAGATCGGTTCAATTATTTGAGTTTGATGCAACATCAAGTAGAGGAAGAAAGAAAACGGGTGAAGTTGATAATAGTTTTGAAAAAAACTTTTTATTTATAAATTCAAATGATGTTTTGTCTGATAGAATAGATTTTACTGCAGATATGGGGTTTATTTCTTCTAATAATATCGACACATACGATGTTTATATAAATGGAGATTATTATGGATCAGATGTCCAAAAAATTCAAATAACAACTAATGATATTTTAAGAATTGAAGTTATAAAAAATACCTCGGGGGAAGATGCCAATATTTTGTTTGATAACAGGTTAGTTTAATTCTCTCCATATATATCTTTCTTCTCTTTACACTTTTCGTAAATTAAATTTTCCAAGAATTTATAAATTTTTATACCCTTCTTATCACAGTATTTTTTTAGGATATCGTGGGCTTCAGGGGATATTTTTAGGTTTTTAATCTGTTTCTTTATTTTCATAGGCAGAAAAAAGGTAGAATTTATTCTTACCGTTTACAAATACATATCAAAAAGTCAAGTTTTTTCGTTCTTTATCGAATATTTATCATTAAAATAAATCTGCAATAGAATAATTAAATAATGGCAACATCACAAGCAAATCAAAAAGTTTATGTATCACCTGGAGTATACACATCTGAAACGGACTTATCGTTCGTGGCACAGAGTGTGGGTGTTACCACATTAGGTTTAGTGGGAGAGACAATTAAAGGTCCCGCATTTGAACCAATTTTTATCACAAATTATAATGAGTTTCAAACTTATTTTGGGGGTACCGAACCAACAAAATTTGTTAACACTCAAATCCCTAAATATGAAGCTGCGTACATCGCAAAATCATATTTACAACAATCCAATCAATTGTTTGTAACAAGAGTTTTAGGATTGTCAGGATATGATGCAGGACCATCTTGGAGTTTAAAATTAATTGCAAATCCAGATCCAACAACAATTGGGATAGATCCTGATTTTGGAATTGTTTGGTCTGCCGATTTTACGGGAAGCGCAAGTGCAAATACTGTAACATTTTTAAATCCAGGAGATTTACCTCCAGGAGTTGAACAAAATTTAAATGTACAATATAGATTACAAGACGGAAGTGTTTCAACACTACAAAAAGATTTTAATAATTATCTTAATAATGTATATGATAATACTAGTTTGTCAGGAACAAACGCTGTTATATACGGATCAATTCCAAATTATGATTGGGATCTTATTGATACTTATTATTCTGCAATAACAAATGCTTACAAGACATATAATACTAATTTGTATTATAATGACTTAACAGCATCTTCAAATGACCCTTGGTATTACGCTAATTTTGAAATTTCTTCAGGGAATGATTATGGTGGGTATTCTTTTTATTATGTTGTAACTTCTTTTACAACTGGTGGAACTGAAAGTAATCCAACGTTTGCTGGAACTATTTCAGGTAATTATTATACATTTACAGGTACTGCTTATAGTGATTATAATAATATGGTTGTATCAACATTAAGATCTAGAGGTATTTCACTTTACAGTAATAATTCATCAAGTGTTGACCACGGACCAGTTTATGAAGTCGGTATTGACTACAATAATGACTCAACTTGGGTCCCTGACAATGTTCAACTAATTTGTACTAATCAATATTCTAATATTGCTAAAAATCCTTACGCAACATTTTTAATAAGTGGAATTACTAAAAATAATTCAACATTCCAATTAGAAACTTCTTTATTAGCATCTTCTTCAAAATATATGACAAAAGTATTTGGAATTGATAACTTTGGTAAATCAAGAACTCAAGTTCCTTTGTTTGTTGAAGAAATTTATCAAGGATCATTAAATTACGCATATAACAAAGGTTATATTCGTGGTTTATTTTGTGATTTAATTGCTTTACCGGATGCAAGAAGTGAAAATCCTTCATCTATAGCTTGGAATTTGGAAAAATATCAATCACCAGAAACCCCTTATTTGGTTTCCGAATTGAGAGGTAATAAAGTATATAATCTTTTTAAATTTATATCAATTTCTGATGGCGATGCGGCAAATACTGAAGTAAAAGTTTCAATTGCTAATTTATCATTTAATAATATGACTTTTGATGTATTAGTTAGAAATTTCTATGATACAGATGCTAATCCTATAGTTCTTGAGAAATTTACTAATTGTACTTTGGATCCTTTAACCAACAGCTTTATAGGTGTTAAAATAGGAACATCAGATGGTCAATATGCTTTAATTTCAAGATACATCATGGTTGAAATGGCGGATAATGCACCGGTAGATGCATTACCTTGTGGATTCCGTGGGTATACTCAAAGAGAATATGAAACAGTTGAAAATCCTTCACCAATGATTGTTTTTAAAACAAAATATTATTATCCTGGTGAAACAATTTATAATCCTCCTTTTGGAACTGCGTCTGGTGGTTCTAATGCCGTTGAATCTGGCGGAGATGTTGTAAGAAGAACTTATTTAGGATTTTCAAGTCAATTTGGTATTGATGATTCTTTCTTAAGTTATAAAGGTAAACAAAACCCAATACTTGATTGGGCAGACGCAGTTGATTCAGCACCTTGGAACTATTTGAGTAAAGGATTCCATATGGACTCTGGAGCAACTGTTGTTACAATAGCAAACGCATTCCAAACAAGTGGTCAAACCGCATTTGAATGCGGAGTTGCTGATTTTAGATTTGATCCAGAAACTCAAGAGAATCCTTATTACTTTATTTATTCAAGAAAATATACAGTATGTTTTGCTGGTGGATTTGATGGATGGGATATCTATAGAGAATATAGAACTAACCAGGATAGATTCCAATTAGGAGCTTCAGGTTATTTGGCAGGAGCTGCGGCATCACAAAGATATCCAAACGCAACTGGACAAGGATTGTTTAAGAGAATTGTTGTTCAAAATAATAAACAAGATTTTGCAAACACTGACTACTACGCTTACTTACTTGGTATCTTAAGTTTCAGAAATCCTGAATCAACAAATATCAATGTATTCGCAACATCAAGTATTGATTATGTGAATAACTCAAACCTTGTTGAAGAAGCGATTGATATGATTCAATATCAAAGAGCTGACTCGGTTTATATCGCAACAACTCCTGATTACAATATGTACACTCCTGACGGAACAAGTCAATATGATGTAATATATCCTCAAGAAGCTGTTGATAATCTTGATAATACAGGAATTGATTCTAACTATACGGCAACTTACTATCCTTGGATACTTGTAAGAGATACTGTAAATAATACACAAATTTATCTTCCACCAACAGGTGAAGTTTGTAGAAACTTGGCATTAACTGATAATATCGCATTCCCTTGGTTCGCATCAGCGGGTTACACAAGAGGTCTTGTAAATTCAGTTAAGGCAAGAGTTAAACTAACTCAAGAAGATAGAGATACATTGTATCAAGGTAGAATCAACCCAATTGCAACTTTCTCTGATGTGGGAACTGTAATTTGGGGTAACAAAACACTTCAAGTTGCTGACACAGCTCTTAACAGATTGAATGTTAGAAGATTGTTGTTACAAGCTCGTAAGTTGATTTCGGCAGTTGCAATAAGATTGTTGTTCGAACAAAACGATCAAATCGTTAGACAACAATTCTTGGATAGTGTAAACCCAATCCTTGATTCAATCAGAAGAGATAGAGGTCTTTACGATTTCCGTGTAACTGTATCATCTTCTCCTGAAGATTTGGATAGAAATACACTAACAGGTAAAATATATCTTAAACCAACGAAGGCGTTAGAATTCATTGATATTGAGTTCTTCATCACACCAACAGGTGCTTCGTTTGAAAATATCTAAAAAAAATAATGGGGATACGAAAGTATCCCTATTTTTAGCCAAATATGAGAATGAGAATATTAGAAGGATTTAAAGGTGAAGGAACACCAGATATGAAATATTATGCGTTTGATTGGGATGATAATATTGTTCATATGCCAACAAAGATAATAGTTAAAACTGAAGATGGCGAGGAAATAGGAATGAGTACTGATGATTTTGCTGAGTATAGAAGTGAAATTGGTAAAAAACCTTTTGAATATAAAGGAGAAATAATAACAGGATATGCTGATAATGCGTTCAGGAATTTCAGAACTTCTGGTGATAAAAATTTTCTTATTGATTCGATGACGGCAAAACAAGGCCCTGCTTTTGACGATTTTAAAGAAGCGATAAATAATGGGTCAATATTTTCAATCATTACAGCCAGAGGACACAATCCTAACACAATTAAGAAAGCCATTTATAATTACATAATGAAGGGTTTTGGTGGTATAGATAAAAACGAATTAGTTAAAAATTTAAAAAAATATAGAACTTTTGCTGATGAAGACGATGCATCAGACAATGAGTTGATCCAATCGTATTTGGAGATGAACAAATATCATCCCGTTTCATTTGGTGAAGACGCAGGTGTTTCGAGTCCTGAAGAATTAAAAGTTAGAGCAATGCAAGATTTTGTAGAATACATTAGAGGTCTTGCAGGAATTCTACATAAAAAAGCTTATTTAAAAAATGATATAAGTAATAATTTTATTCCTGAAATGCCTATAATAGGATTTTCAGATGATGATATTAAGAATGTAGAAGTAATGAAGAAATATTTTAAAGATAAACCAATAGTTAAAACTTATTCTACTGCTGGAGGAATTAAGCGGGAATATAAATAATGAATAATTTTTTATAAAAAAAAGTAAATAGAAATATTTTTCAGATTACTATATTTATAATATATAAACAAAAAAATTAAAAAATAATAATATGGCGGATTTATTAATGAAAATGCCGATACCTTACGAACCAAAGCGTCAGAATCGATTTATTGTAAGGTTTCCATCAAGTCTAGGAATTAACGAATGGTTTGTAGAGACAGCTGCAAGACCAACAATCAAAATAAATTCAACAGAAATTCCGTTTCTAAATACATCAACTTACGTTGCGGGAAGATTTAACTGGGATCCTATCTCTGTTAAATTTAGAGACCCAATTGGTCCATCTGCGGCTCAAGCATTAATGGAGTGGGTTCGTCTACACGCTGAATCTGTAACAGGTCGTATGGGATATGCTGCGGGATACAAAAAAGATATTGATCTTGAGATGTTGGATCCTACAGGAGTCGTTGTTGAAAAATGGATTCTTTATGGAACTTTTCTTACTGATGTAAATTTTGGATCATTAGGATATTCAACAGACGGACTTGCAGATATTACTTGTAGTTTAAGAATGGATCGTTGTGTATTGGTTTACTAATACTATAGACAAAAAAATAAATTTAATTATATTTAACCGTAAAGCATAAACTTTACGGTTATTTTTTTATTATGAACGATCAATCAGCACAATACGGACAAATGAATTTTAGTTTACCACATGATGTGGTCCCACTTCCATCAGGAGGAATTTTTTATAAAAATAAAAAGAAATCAATAAAAGTTGGTTATTTAACTGCTTCAGATGAAAACATATTAATGGCTGGAGGAGATGATCTTACAACAAATCTATTAAGATCCAAAATTTACGAACCAGATGTTAAAATTGATGAGTTAATGGAAGGTGATGTTGAGGCAATTCTTCTCTTTTTGAGAAACACCTCTTTTGGTCCTGAAATGATAATAAATACAACTGATCCAGCAACACAAAAACCATTTCAAACAACTGTAAGATTAGATGAAATATCAATAATTAAAGGGCAAGATCCAAATGAAGACGGGACATACACAATTCAGTTACCAAGATCACAGTCAACAGTAAAAATTAAACCATTAAATTATGGTGAATTAAATGAACTATCTAAATTAGGTGATATGTATCCTGCTGGTAGAGTTGTTCCTAAAGTAACTTGGAAACTTCAAAAAGAAATTATAGAACTTGATGGGTCAAACGATAAATTAGAAATTTCAAAATTTGTGGAACAAATGCCAATTATTGATTCAAAATACATTAAAAAATTTTTGGATGAAAACGAACCTAAACTTGATTTGAGAAAAGTTGTACTTACCCCATCAGGAGAAAAACTAACGGTGAATGTTGGTTTTGGGGTTGACTTTTTTCGCCCTTTCTTCGGATTATAGAAAAAATCAATTAGATGAATTTTTTTATTTAAACACATTACTTAAAATAACTTATTCTGATTTTGAAAAAATGCCAATTTTCATTAGAAAATATCTTTTGGATAAATGGATTGAAGATAATAAAAAGGACTGATTTTTCAGTCCTTTTATATTTATAATATATGATGCAAAGCACTGAAAACAATAAGACAGGTACACCAATTCAAGAATTGAATAAAACTTTTGAAGAAATTGCAGGGTTTAGTGAAGCGATTGATCAAATGCTCGAAGGAACTAAACAGTTAAATGAAACTTTTGGTCAAACTCGACAAAGAGCCACAGAAATAATGAAAGAGGTTTCCGACTCTGCATTACGAATTGTAAGATTGGGTGGGGACATGAAAGATGTTTATCAAACAATGAATGATGTTGCAAACGCAACAGGAAAAAATGTGGTAATTAATGCAGACGCTGCGGGAAAATTATATGCAACTTCAAAAGTTTTAGGTAAAGATGTTAAGACATTAGTAGGTAGTTTTGCGGATGTGGGAATACAATTTTCACAAATTGACGACATGATGGAAAAGTCAACCGAATATGTAAGGAACATGGGGTTGAA